CACTCATCGAAACAATTAACGATGTAAGTGCTCAAATCCACAGAAAGACACTTCGTGGTGGTGCAAACTTTGTTGTTTGTTCTCCAGAAGTTGCTAACATCCTTGAGTTCACAAGCGGTTTCCGTGCTTCAGTTACGGCTGATGCTGACCGTGGTGACATCGGTGCTGTTAAAGCTGGTTCACTTAGCAAGAAGTTTGATGTTATGGTTGACCCATACTTCCCACGAAATGTGATTCTTGTTGGTCGTAGAGGTAACTCGTTCCTTGAGAGCGGTTATGTTTATGCTCCATATGTACCACTTCAGGTTACTCCTACTATCTTCGGTACGGAAGATTTCGTACCTCGTAAGGGTGTCATGACCCGTTATGCGAAGAAGATGGTACGACCTGATATGTACGGTCTCGTTATCGTTCGTGGTCTTCTTGGTGAGGCAGGTGCTTAATTAGCACTTGATAGCTAAAATTAAGCCCCCCCTTTGGGGGGCTTTTTTTTTGTAAGTTTGATTTTGGTTAAACTATTTACATTATATAAAAGGTAAGGCGAAAAGCCTTTAAAATTAAAGGAGAAATATAAAATGGCAAAAGTAGGTAGAGCAGCATTTAACTCTAGCAGAATGAGAGTGGAGACACTTTCTGCGGACAAGACAATCACTTCAGCTGAAGCAGGTGAAGTTTATTTGGTAGGAGCAGCAGTATCTGTTACTCTTCCAGCAGCAGAGGACGGTGCTTATTTTAAGTTTATTTTGAGTGCGGACATCACATCTGCAACAGCATTGGTTATTACCGCAGCCGGAAGTTCAGTTCTTAAGGGTGCAGTAATGGCACTTCAGGGAACATCCGTTTCTGGAATCGAGGCATCTGACGGTGCAGACACTATCTTGACCGTTGGTTCAACTGCAAACGATGTTCTTGCAGGTTCTTTCGTAGAATGTGTTTGTGACGGCACGGACTGGGTTATCACTGGTCAGGTCATCGGTGACAATGCCGATATTAATGCAACAGCATTTAGTTGATAACAAGTAACTCGCCTTACTGTAAGTCAAACCCCCTTCCATTTGGTTGGGGGTTTTTCTTTATTTAAAATCTATTTATGTTATAATCGTTTCAGTTAAAGGAGTTTAAAATGGGTAAACGAAGAAAAAGATTAACAATGGACAAGTATGCTAACAAGTATGCTACCAAAAGAGAATTGCTAGGATTCAACAAGCGAAAGGCAGAAGACAAGATGATTGAGATTGACATGACTTCTGGTGAAGAGATTAAGGAAGAAAAGGTCGTTGAGGTCGTTTCTAATAAAGAGCCTGTGGAGCAGGTAAAAGAAGATATTCCACCTTGGGAACCAGAACTTCAACTAGAAGAAGTGAAGGTCGAGGAACCAAGCGAAGAGATTCCTCCTCCAGTGGTTGAAGCAAAGAGTTCGACCCGCAAGCGAACCACCCGTCGAAAAGCAGCACCAAAGAAGATAGAAGAGTAACCAGGGCGAAGTCCCCAAGTGTTTTGTTAAGTTCGAGACTATTTACTAAAGCACGGAGGACTTATTAATGGCACAACCTACTTTGTTACCTGCCAGTAACTCAAGTAAGAGCATCTTACCTGAAACTGGGAGTCACGGTAATGTAAATAGATTATTACCTTACAAGATATATTCAGACAACACTAGTGCATTGTTTTCAGGCAATTTCGTATCGGGTGCCGTTGACCAAGTAGCTTATACTTACAAGAAGCTTGGTGGTGATGTACTTGATATTGAATTGTCGGATGGAAATGTGTATGCGGCTTATGAAGAGGCGGTATTAGAATATTCTTATCTTATTAATGTACATCAGGCAAACAATGCCCTACCAAGCTTTCTAGGGCACACTACGGGGACTTTTGACCACAAGGGTGAGTTAACCTCTGGTCCGGTTTCTGCGAGCCTTAAATACCCCAAATTTGACTATGGTTTTTCTAGGAATGTTTCACAGACCATTGGTGCAGAAATTGGTCTCAAGGATTCTGTACAATATTCGGCATCGTTTGATGTAACTGTTGGGCAGCAGGACTACAATCTGCAAAGCATCATATCATCAAATACGGGCAGCACTCCATATTTGGGCAAGATTGATGGTAAAAGAATATTGATTAAAAAGGTTTATTATAAAACTCCAAGTGCTATGTGGAGATTTTACGGATATTATGGCGGTTTGAATGTGGTAGGCAACTTCCATAACTATGGTCAGTTTTCCGATGACTCTACATTTCAGTTGATACCGACTTGGCAAAACAAATCGCAGGCACTTGCATTTGAAGATGCGATTTATACTAGAATGTCACACTGGTCATATGAGTTGAGAGATAATAATATAAGATTGTTTCCAATACCATACTCTGGCGGACCAACTAAGATGTGGGTAGAATTTTCAGTACCAACTTCAAATATAGAAGACAACACAAACGGCAGGTCGCAAATTGAAGGTGTAAACAATATCAACACTCTTCCGTTTTCAAACTTGCCATATGACACTATCAACTCAATCGGTAAGCAGTGGATTCGAAGATTTGCTTTAGCACTCTCTAAGGAGATGCTTGGACTAATCAGGTCTAAGTTTGCTACACTTCCGATACCTGGTGAGAGTGTAACACTGAATGGTTCAGACCTTGTTCAACAAGGGAAGGATGAACAAAACAGTTTGAGAGAAGAACTTAAATCAACACTAGCAGAACTAACTTATACCAAGATGTCTGAGCAAGAGGCAGCAATGGTTGAGAGTTCTGAGAAAGTCTTACAGAGGATACCTTATTCGGTATTTGTGGGGTAACTAGCGGATGAGCGATAATAAATGGAACCAACCTGCTGCTCCTCCACCACCACTTTTCACTGGAAAGAAGGAGAGAGACCTTGTAAAGCAAGTCAGCGATGAACTTGTAGAAAGAGTCATAGGTCAGCAAATTGTGTATTATCCTATTTCAATTGAGGAAACAAACTTTCACCCAATCTATGGTGAAGCACTAAATAAAACATTCCTTAATCCTATTATGGTTTATGCACTAGTTGAGTGGAAAGGGTACGAGACCGAGACTACCAATCTTGGTGTAGACAGGTTATCCAAAATTACAGTTCACTTTCATAAGCGGAGATTGACTGAGGACCAAAATCTCTTTGTTAGGGAAGGTGATTTCATACTATACGGAGAAACTTATTATGAGATTGCGACATTGAATGAACCAACAAGAATCTTTGGTCAACGAGAGCACATGATGGAAATATCGGCAGAGTGCATCAAGGCAAGAGAGGGTTTGTTCAATGGAACGGCATAGACCATTCAGCGAGGGTCTGAATGAACAAGAGGGCAAGCAGATTGCCGACTCTCGTATAGAGAATATCGATACAGCAATGTACAAGTTCATTGATGAGCAAATGAACCTCCATGCACATAACGGAAAGGGATTTAAAAAGGTTCCTGTTGTTATGGCATCGTCGGAAAGGTCTGCACTTAGTAAGGGTGACTTGAAGGTTAGAGATGCTGAAGGTGCTCTTATTATGCCCATCATCACAATCGAAAGAACATCAATGGTCAAGAGTCCAACAGAGAAAGGCACTGTTTGGGCAAATGTTCCTGCACTAGACAAAGTAAAGGGCGGCAACATTCCTGTGATGCAAAAGATAGTTCAGGACAAGACATCTAATTTTAAGAATGCCCATGCTCAAAGAAAGCACGGACAACTAAACTTTCCAAACAAAGTTGATAAAACTGTATACAAAACAGTGTCAATTCCTCTTCCTGTTTATGTTACAATAATGTACCAAATAACAATCAGGACTGAGTACCAACAACAGATGAACGAACTAGTTATACCATTTATGACGGTTCCAGGTGGAATCAATTATATTATCATAAGGGACGAGAACCATAGGTATGAGGGATTCATTCAGCAGGATTATACACACGAGAACAATATCAGTAACTTTTCAAATGAAGAGAGGAAGTTCGAAACAAAGTTTAATATAAAGGTTTTGGGACACCTAATCGGAGACGGAGTTAATCAGCGAACACCACAGAAAGTGGTTAATGAAACTGTCGTCGAGGTTAAAATCCCAAGAGAGAGACAAGTTGTCGACCCTGACGAGTTGGCAAAGTACGGTTTATGAGGTTTAGATAATGGTTATGAAACCAACAAAACCAAGAAGAATAGAGGATAAACCATTTCCTCGTTCTACAATGGAGACAATTGACTCAGCACTTCACAAATTTGTGAACGAGACTTTGGATATCAATTGTGTTACAACTACTGGTTTTAGAAAGGTTCCTGTAATTTGGTCTTCTGCTGAGAGAATGTATCAAAGCAAGAGTGACCAAAGAATTCGTGATAAAGATGGTGCTCTTGTCATGCCTCTCATCACAGTCGAGAGAACTGGTATTGTTAAGGACCCGTCAAGAAAGGGTACTGTATTTGCAAACATCCCACCGATTGATAAAGTCAAGGGTGGTTCAATTCAAGTTTCAAGAAAGATAAATCAGGACAAGACTTCCAACTTTGAAAATGCTTCGTCAAAGAAAAGAAGAGGGCAACTAAACTTTCCAGGTCAAACAGCAGGGAAGACTGTCTACCAAACTCTGACTATTCCTCTTCCCGTTTATGTAACGGTTCAGTATGAAATAACTCTTCGTTCAGAATATCAAGAGCAAATGAACCAGATGCTTACACCGTTCATTACTCGTCCGGGTGGCATCAACTATGTAATCATCGAAGAAGGAAGGTTAAGATACGAAGCATTTGTTCAAGAAGACTTTGCACAAAACAATAATATTAGAAACTTCTCCAACGAAGAAAGAAAGTTTGAAACAAAGATAAGAATTGAAGTTCTTGGTTGGTTGACATCACAAGACAAGAACAGTCTTCAACCAGACTTTGCTGTTCGTGAAGGTGTTGTTGAGGTAAAGATTCCTAGAGAGCGAGTTGCATTTGCAGACGAACTCGAAACGGCAAATGGAAGACTTTATGGACTTGCGGGCATCAAACCAGATGCCAAGTTTAGAAAGGCAGTTGATGCGGATGACCCAATATCGACCTTCGGACCAGTGTCTGTCCCTGGATTACCGGCAGCAGCATCCTCTACCGGTACAGAGACGGGAACAAGAGGTCCCGAGGGTCCAGTGGGTCCAGCAGGTCCTGCGGGAGCAGATGGTGCAGATGGTGTAAGTGTTACTAATGTAGAGATAAACGACGATGACGAACTCGTAATAACTCTTTCAGATGGTTCCGTATTTAATCTTGGAAATGTAAAGGGTGACACAGGTCCACAAGGTCCAGCAGGTGCAGACGGTGCGGATGGTGTAACTCCAGACCTTGATATCATTTCTGGTAGTTTGGCGACTTATCATACATTCGACGGCGACAAAGGTGTGTTCCATGATTTGGATGTTTCGGGTACCTCTCTTTTCACTGGAGATGTTACATTTCTCGGAAGACTTATCGGAGGTTCTCCACTAAAGGTATCTCAGTCCTTGGCGATTATAGATGGTGATGGAGATACAGTTGCTCTATTTGGGTCTTCTAGTCTTGGACCAAGTGTTTTTTCTGCAAGCATCATAACTTCCGACGAAATATTTGTAACAAATGATATTAAATTTACAGGTTTAAGCACCGGAACAGCACA